CACCTAGACTTTTTAAGTTTTCATAAACTAGTCCTGCGCCGCCAAGTGTTTCAACTTCATGTAAGTGTTTAACAATAGGTACAGGCGCTTCAGGACTTAAACGTTCTGAAGTGCCATAGATATATTTGTCGATTATTACATCGCCGAGAACTAATACTTTCATACTATTATTATACTACCTTTTAGGCTATTTGTCAAGTAGATTTATTGTTTGAAAGACTGTTTCTAACTTATTAAGATTAACTCTACTTTGGAGGGTATTACGAAGTCCGTGATGCAAAGGCTTGGGCCATTTAGTAAAACTGCACCAAGCATAACCGTCGTGTTCTCTATTTAGATTAGGGATAAATTCGTCTTCAACAACACAAAGGTATGTGTGAAAAGTAAACTTCTTATCGTTACTGAGGAAACTTTCTAAAGGAAGTGTCTTTTTTATATCTGGAAGTTGTCCAATTTCTTCTTCTATTTCTCGTTTAAGACCTTCCCATGGAGTTTCGGCACCTTCGTTTGTTCCGCCAACTAGGCCCCAAACATCAGACTTTTTGCCACTTGCTCGATGTAAAAATAAAAATCTATTTGTTTTTAGGGTGTAAAATAATGCACCACTACATACTATATTTGAACTCATACATATACTTACCCTGCGAGTTCAATCCTCCATGTCCCAACTGGATAGTCTCCATCAATACTCAATAGCCATTCATTGTCTTTAAACCGGTATTGTGTTTGTGTGTGAAGATTAGTTATGTATGTAACTGTAGTAATTGTATCTGCATCAAATATAATGTTCCATTTTGAGCCGTCCCATTCAACAATATCGTTTACATTAGCTACAAGTCCTGTGCCATCTGTATTAGCCCATGCACTAGCAACTACAGTTTGTCCAGCTAATCCAACATCGTCTAATAATAGCAACCTAACACCAGATACTTTAATTGATGATGGATTATAATTAGTAGGATCAATTATATAATCAACTGATGTACGCGATCCATTTGGACTAGTAATAATAGTGTCTGAAGGGAAACTATCAGTATCAAAGTCAATTAAAATCTTTCCTTCGTCTAACGGATTAATTGCAAACGTACCAGTAGCAGTTGATGCATTATCGGTGCTAGTAAGATGTATTCTACTAACTCCTGCAGCATATATTCCAGGCAATGATGTGAATATACTTCTCCAATTCTTATTGCCTACTATACCGTTAGCAACAATTTGTGCCTCTCCTTGGTTTACATATACTTGCCATAGTGCAAAGTTAACGTTAGCTGAATGTCCACCAGCAGTTGATCCTGATCTTGTTCCTCTTTCATCAGTTGTTGTTCCTGTACGAGCAGTATCGTCATATGCATTTAATTCAGGCTTACTTACGCCATCTTCGATAGTGCCTAATTGTTCGTCAAACATACTTGTAATAATATTTGTAATAACGCCCATCTTGCGTACTTTAGTCGGAGGACTAATATAAATTGGTACACTAAAAGTTAGTGAAGCAATATCAATTTCGCTGTCAATACCCACTGGTGTACTTCTGCTACTCCATTGTACACTTTCAAGATGTATAGCAGTTATGCTAGTCCAGTCAACAAAGTTATCTGTAGTTTGCATTTCTAAACTTGGATTAAACAGCACTAGTATTTGTTCTAATAACTGTAACTTTTGATCAGTGTTACTTGCCCATATATCCGCATTTATCCTTAATATATACGGCGTAGGAATTAAGCGTTCTACAGTATAATTTTTACCTTCTTGATTAAGGTATTCTTTAGTATCTTCATCATATGCTCTTTCACGTATATTAACTTTTCTAGTATACGTAGCATCAGTTAGTCTATCTTTGTCTAACTCTAGCCCAGTAATATATACAGCAATCCTAGGAGCACTTGGCAACTTGTTTTCGGAGTTCTCTCTAATAATGTTAGCTACTTGCCTAGTTAAGTCACCGTACATAACCGGAACTTCTTTAGTTTGGCCGTCACCATCAATAACTGGAAAGTTACTAAGCACACGCATCATTTGTGTAGCATAGCGTCTAATCTGTCCATCATAAAAGTGTTGCATTAGTTATCCTTCTTTGGTCTAAGTGCTTTCGATAGGCTTTGACGTTCTTCAACTACTGCACCGCCGATTGTGCTAGTTTTAGTGTTATTAATAAAGCTAGTTTTAGAAGTCTGTCTTTCTAATGTATTGCTTAGTGTCATTCTAACATCATCATTCTGTTTAACCCAACGTGTTCCGTCATATTTAAACATTCTATTTGGTAAAAAGTCTGTACGTAAAAAGAAGTCGCCTTCTCGATTACTAAGTGGAAATGCTATTCCAAATCCAAATGGAGCACCGTTAGGAGCAGCATCACCAGTACCAACTAGGTACCCTGTATAACCTTCTCTATCAGGCCTGTCAGTTATTTCATCGGCAGTTGTGTTAATCATAGAAGCGTCTAGATCTGTTTCATCAGCTGTACGTAGTGCAACGCTACCATCTTCGTTTGTTGCTACTGTATAGTAGTGACTAATATCATATCCGCTTTTAGGTGCATCAGCTTCTGCTTGTGCAACTACTGCTCTGTTTATCTGCATTTCTTTTTCATATGTAGACAACACATCTCTTAGAGTATTGCTTGAATTTTCACTTGCAGGTAAATCCAATATTTCTTTGTATTCTTGTCCATCGTATATTTGCTTCAATTTTAAGCGATATAAGTGCGGATACCAAGTTTGACTAAATCCTTCTGCTGCACGATTGACATCTTCTACAACGTAAAATCGTTTAAGTGCAGTATCATAATCATTTAACGCATATTCGTCTGTAAGATGCGGCAGTTCGATAACATCACCAGCTATAACTTTTCGTCCTAATGTTTTCACAGAGCTGTTTATATGAATAGTCATAAACAATGTATCGTTACTTAAAAACAATCCAAATTGTGATAAGTCAAAATCAATATCTTGAACATTATATACTGCTCGCATGCTGTATACATCTGGATCATACTTTCTATCTCTATTCTCAAGGAATAGTAAGTCCTGTATGTTAGTTTCTTTTACTGCATCATATTGAGGTTGATCAGCGGTGGATTCACTGGTAGAAGGGTTTCGAGCACCTAGGTACTTGTGAATGTTAATATCAGTTCCGCCAACAGTAAACATCTCCTGGATTTGTCTATCTAGGAAATGATAATCGTTACCGCGTTCTGGTTTGTATAAACTTATTCTTGGCATATACATATTTATCGTTAAGATAAATACTATGTGGAGAGTAAAGAATGACAGAACTAGCAACAGTGAAACAAAACGTATACGACTATGTAAATGTATCTCTCGGCGGAGGAATGATTGACGTTGAACTTGATCCTATACACTACGAAACAGCTTTAAATAAAGCGTTAAGTAGATTTAGGCAGAGAAGTGATAATTCAGTTGAAGAATCGTATTTGTTTCTAACAACAGTAACTGATCAAAACGAATATGTATTACCTAGCAATGTTATTGAAGTTAGAAAGATATATAGACGTTCAATTGGTTCGCGTACAGGCGGCGGCGATGGCGGCTCATTGTTTGAACCATTTAACATGGCTTATACTAACACTTACTTACTATCAGGTTCTAAAATGGGCGGCTTGGCAACATACGATATGTTTGCACAACACCAAGAACTTGTAGGTAGAATGTTTGGTAGCTTTATTGAATTTAAATGGAATACTACTAGTAAAAAACTTACACTTCTACAGCGTCCAGGCGCAGAAGAAAATTTACTGCTATATGCATACAACTATCGTCCAGATAGTGAGCTACTAGCAGATTACCTTGCCCAACAGTGGATCAAAGATTATACATTAGCAGTGTGTAAAACAATGTTAGGCGAAGCACGTTCAAAGTTTGCTACTATTGCAGGACCCGGCGGAGGAAGCACTCTTAATGGCGATGCATTGAAGCAAGAAGGACAAGCAGAGATTGAAAAGTTGGACAACGAAATCCAAATGAGTATTAGTGGCGGCGTAGGCTACGGCTTTACAATCGGCTAAAAAAACACTTGACAATTTACTAAAAACCCTGTATACTATATAGATACTACACACTTAGGAGACTTAGTATGATTATTGGTATCTGCGGATTAATCGGTTCAGGTAAAGGAACAGTAAGCGACCACCTTGTAAACGAGTTTGGATTCAAAAAAATATCTTTTGCTGACAAACTTAAAGATGCAGTGTCTGAGCTGTTTGGATGGGATCGTGCGTTATTAGAAGGCGACACTACAGAGTCAAGGCATTGGCGAGAACAGCAAGATAACTTTTGGACAAATGAGACTGGCAGAGTAATTACTCCTAGGCTTGTATTACAAGAGTTTGGTACAGATTGTATGCGTAATGGATTTTACGATGGCATTTGGGTTAGTATGGTAAAACAAACTATACTAGATAATCCTAATACTGAATACGTTGTTCCTGACGTAAGATTCCGCAATGAACAAAATGTTATTAGAGAATTAGGTGGTCAAATTTGGCAAACTAAACGCGGTGATGATCCTGAGTGGTTTGGACAAGCAATACTTGACAATGAAACTGGTAGCAAGTTAATGGCATCATATGATGTACATGCTAGTGAATATAAATGGGTAGATTCTAACAATAAGTTTGATTCGATACTATACAATAATGGAACTATTGAAGGTCTTAGAAATCAGGTCGAAGATCACCTTGTTTCCAACGTACCCCTTCCTTCTGAACTATACGTTGACAGTTAGCACAAATTGTTTTTAAATTTGTAGGACGAACATTATTTAAATCACCGTCTACATGGAATACATTAAACTGTTCTAAATGTTTACTAGTGTAATTACACTTTTCGCAAACATTTCCCATTACATATCCAAACTGCTTCCATTTAGGAACTCCGTGCCCAGCACCATGCCGTAAACATTTCTCACATAACTTCCTATAGTAAGGCTTGTTGTTTTTGTAGTAATTAATGGCAGCCGGTCGTAGCCCACATTGGCATAAAGGTCTCATATTGTATTTAGCTCACCTTTTATACCCCTTTGTTTAGGTAAAATATACGGTGTTTTTAAGATGTTTATATAAATACAAGTAGAGAACAAATTTATATCCAACAGGAGAGATAACATGGCATTAAGTTCACCAGGCGTACAGGTTTCCGTAATTGACGAATCCTTTTACACCCCAGCAGCAGCTGGCACAGTACCAATGATTTTTGTTGCTACTGCTTCCAATAAAACAAGCAGTTCAGGAGTAGGTACCGGAGTAGGTACAATAGCAGCAAACGCAGGAAAACCTTATTTAATTACTAGCCAACGTGAGCTAGGTGAAACATTTGGCGACCCACTATTTTATTCCGATGCAAACGGCAATATGATACACGGCGGTGAGCTTAACGAATATGGTCTACAAACAGCTTACTCATTACTAGGCGTAACTAACAGAGCTTACGTAGTAAGAGCAGAATTAGATCTAAGCAAATTAACAGCAAGTGCAGTAGCACCAGGTGGCGAGCCTGCAGATGGAGCATATTGGTTTGATACACTTAATACTAAATTTGGTATATTGGAGTGGAATTCAGCGGCAATTTCAGTAACTAGTGGCCAAAGCTTTGCTTCAAAAACTCCTATAG